AACGGCAATTGAAGGAATCGCTCCTGTATCAGTATCTTGGGCTAAAAAACACGTACTTGGGTTCTCTGATGAAGAAATTAAACTTGATTTACAACAACAAAGAATTGAAAAAGCGGTTGGAGCCGAATTAACAAATACCCCAACAATTATTGTTCATACAGGAATTTTTGATAATGTGGATAAATTATATGGTCAACAAAGTGGTTCAACCGCCGCGGCTGGTGCAACACCACCTCCACCACCTGAAGGAGGAGGTGATTTTGGTGGTGGATCTGATTTGGGAGGAATTGGAGATATTCCACCACCACCTGAACCTTCAACACCACCGGGCCCTGAACCGGGAGGAGAGGCGGGAGTTACACCCGAATCAAAAACAATAGATAGTATGAATATTTTATTAGAAAAAAAAGGACTAATAAATGAGAATGATTTTATTGATTTGTCAAAAGGAAGAAATTCTTTAGGTGATATTGGTGATGAACTTGATAGAATACTAAAAGATTAATATTTATTATAAAATAATTACAAATGAAAATAGGTGTATTAAAATCAAAAGTGGAGAAACTTCTTTCTGAGTCATACGGAAAAGGTACGTTTAAAGAAGAAATTAGAAATTTTAACAAAAATGTTTTATCGAATAAAAACATTTCAAAATTATTTTTTCTTTATGATACGTTATCATCTAAAAATGGTTTGGATAGAAAAATCGCCGAGGATTATGTTTTAGAATCAATAACTATGTTTGAGAACATAATTAACACTACCGATAGAAAGGATTTAGAAAAATTAAAAAAATGGGTAATTGGGGTTAATTCTCACAATTCATATAATGATATTGATAGTTTATTTTACGGGTCCTCTGACGTATTACACTTAGAGAATAAGGTAAGAAGTAAACAACGTATTATAGAGGGTCTTACAAGACCTATGATTGTAGAAGATAAGGAACCTATAATGTTACCTTTAAGTTCTATGGTTAAAGTTGCAAATAAAACGATAGATGATTTTATTTCAAACCTAAGTGAGAGTAATAAAAAAGAATTAACTTTATTGTTAAAAGAAGATGAATCAAAATTAATTGATAGATTTAATTCTCTTAAAGATGATGCTACGGTCAAATTAATTTTTGTTATGGAAAACGAACCTAGTGAAGATATAAAAAACACCATTTTAGAAACTATCGATAATATCAAATCAAAAAAATTCGATAGGTTAGAATATTTTCGTTTAAAGAATTTGGTGGATAATTTATAATTTTTTGACAAATTACCAAATTTAACTTATTTTTTTTTCAAACAAATAAACTTGGAAAAAAATGAGAGAATGAAAAAAGGTAAAACCGCTAAGATTAGTGGGTTTAAGGCGTCTAAGGTAAGTTATGGAACTGTAGATTCAAAGAATTTAAAATCAATTTATATAAACATTCAAACTTGGGTTGAACCTAAAGATGAATTTGACAATTGGACAAGAATTGTTCTTAATATGTCAAGAGCTGTTAAACATGTTGTATTTAATTGTGTCGATAAAGAATTGTTCGATGATAAGTTTATAGTTGATTTAGATTTAAGAACAAGTGGAATACACCACAAAAAAAGATCATTTATGAATTTGGAAATAAATTTATTTCTATTTGAGGAAATGGATTTTAAATCACAAATACTAAAAAAATCAGTTAAAGATATTGTGAATTGTATTCATTCTGACATTTTTAAAGGTAACGAATATTTTAATTTTTACATAAGTAAAAAGGATAAAACTGAATTTGTAGAGGTATAAATATAAAGTTCGTGGTATTTATATAAAAATATCGATATGAACGAACTTAAAATATTAAAACCATATGAATCTGGTAGAGGAATTCTCATAGAGTATGATGCGGGTTACGTATCACCTAAAGAATTCGGAAATCAAAATATTTTAATGGAATCCAAAAACTTTTTGGATTATAGTAAACCATTTGAATTTTATGCGGTACTACAAAAGTATGATACCCCAAATCGTAATGGTAGAATATATCCCGAAAGAATATTAAAAAGAGAGTCAGAAAACTACAAGAAAATGATTAACAAGGGTGTTTCATTATCAGAATTGAATCACCCTGAATCATCTCTAATCGACTTAGATAGGGTCGCCCACATTATAACTGATATATGGTGGGACGGTAAAATATTAATGGGTAAGTTAAGATTATTAACATCGCCAGGATTTCATGAAAGAGGAATTTGTTCAACCAAAGGAGATTTAGCGGCAAATTATTTAAGACAAGGTGTAACTTTAGGGATATCATCAAGAGGTGTAGGATCATTAAAAAAAATAGGTGAACAAAATGAAGTACAAGACGATTTTGAATTAATATGTTTTGACTTAGTATCTTCACCGTCAACACCGGGAGCGTATCTGTTTTCAAAACCTGAAGACCGAAATAATTTTGAGGAAAACTTAGACGAGGAAAAACAAATTCAAAGAGATCGTCACGTTGGTCCTAATTCTAACAAATCAATCGATTTAATGAACCGTTTAAATACATACCTAAATAAATAATTATTGATTTTATAAAATACTTTAACGATATTTTATAAAAAAATACATTATGGACGAAAAATATTTTATTGCAAAACTTTTTTACGAATTTCCCGATGAGGAAACTGGTAAAATAAAAAAAGTTAAAGAAGAAAAACTTGTCAAAGGATATAATCCTACTGACATCGAAGCAAAGATAACAAAAAGGTATGAGGAGATGACTTGGGATTGGAGAATCACGTCAATTGCTGAAAGCAAAATAGATGAAGTTATAGAAGTTATTTAATATTTTTTTAAAGATTTTTTTAAAAAGGGAACCCCAAAAAGGTTCCCTTTTTTATTTAATTAATTTTTTTTACGTAGAAAATAGAATAAAATGGATTTTTTATCAAAATGACAATATTTATATGAAAAAATAAACATTTACGTAAAAAATGGCAAAAGAAAAAAATTTGGTCGAGGACGCTCTAATTCAAATGAAGAATTTAGAAGAAGCGGTAGCCGAAAATGCAAAAGGAATACTTGCTTCAACGATGAAGCAAGAAATCAAAGATTTAGTAAAAGAGTCGATTGTATCTGAACAAGGTGATGATGAGACTGAAACAGATGATGAAATGGACATGGACATGGATTCTGATGAAATGGATTTTGAGATGGACTCTGATGAAGATGAAATGGATTTTGAGATGGATTCTGATGAGATGGATATGGATATGGATTCTGATATGAGTGATATTGACATGTCTGGCGATGACGAAGTTATCGATTTATCAGGCACAGACATATCTGATGAAGATTTGTTAAAAGTTTTCTTGGCTATGGATGAAAATGACGGTGTCATAGTAAAAAAAGATAACAAAATGGTTAACCTAAAAGACGAAAACACTGATAAAGAGTACATGATTCAAATGGAATCCGAAGAAGAAATGGATGAGTCATACGAAGAAATGGAAGAATCCGAAGAAGAAATGGATGAGTCATACGATGAGATGGACGAATCTATGGAAGAAGAAATGGATGAATCTTACGAAGAAATGGATGAAGAAGACGATATGAGTATCGACGCTATTGTAGATTCTGTTTTTGGTAGAGGTTCTGAAGAAATGGAAGAATCCGAAGAAGAAAATGAAGAAGTTGTCTATGAAATCGAAATGGATGAAGAAGAAGATGACGAAGAAAATGAAGGTGTGCAAATGGAGTCTATGAAACCAAAAGTTGGTAAAGGGGCTAAAATTGGTAAACCTAAATTTACTTATAAAAAATCTTCAGGTGGTTTTAAAGAAACCATGAAAAAAGGTACTAAGGGTGTTGGAATGGGTAAACCTAAATTCGAATTTAAAGAAGGTAAAAAAGATATTTCTGATGTGGTTAAAAAAGAAATGAAACCTTTTAAGAAAAAAGAAGAAACTAAAGAAGCGGCACGTACTTATGGTATGGGTTCAAAAAGCGGACGTGGTTTAAGAAAAGGGATCACACCTAACAGAAATCTAACTTTCGAAAACGAAAAAAGAAACGAAGAACAAATTAAAGTTCTAAGAGAGAAAAACGAAGAGTACCGTAAGGCTCTAAATTTATTCAGAGATAAATTAAATGAAGTTGCTATTTTCAATTCAAATTTGGCATACGCGACTAGATTGTTTACTGAACATTCAACATCTAAACAAGAAAAAATTAACATCTTGAGAAGATTTGATGACGTTGAAACTATCAAAGAATCTAAGAATTTGTATCGTACGATAAAAAATGAACTTTCACCATCAAACACTAAAGGTTCAATAACTGAATCAATTGAAGGTAAGATTGAAAAATCTCCGTCATCAGGTTCAGCGGTAAATCTAATTGAGTCTAAGACTTATGAGAATCCACAGTTTTTGAGAATGAAGGACATTATGTCAAAAATAACAAAATAAAAAATAAACTAAAAAAATAAAATCCAATAAAAATGGGAGCATTATTAGAATCAGGTCTTGTTGGTAACATCGGTCTTAAGCACCTTAAAGTTATCAAAGAAGATACTATAAACAAATGGGACAAATTAGGGTTCCTTGAAGGTCTTAAAGGCCACCTAAAAGAAAATGTTGCACAGCTTTACGAAAACCAAGCGTCACATTTGATTAACGAAGCGACTTCCGATTCATCATCAGGTTCTTTTGAAACTGTTGTATTCCCAATCGTTAGACGTGTATTCTCTAAATTGTTAGCGAACGAAATCGTGTCTGTACAGGCAATGAACTTACCAATCGGTAAATTGTTCTATTTCGTACCTAAAATTCAGGGTTATAACGGTGGTACTGTAACTGACGGTTTAGGTATAACATCAGGTGACCATTACGCACCTGTTGGTTCTCCTGGAAATTATCCTGGCGACCCTACTTCAGGATATACCACAGGAAACGGTTCTTACAACTCAACATACGCAAAAAATCTTTACGATTTATTCTATGAAGGAACAGAACCAGGTTTGAATCCTCCAGGTATTTTCGATTACTCTAAAGGTCGTTTCGTTACATTAACAGCATCAACTCCAACAGTTGCATGGTCAAACGGAGCATTGATCGCATCTGCTTACACTTCAGGTGAATTCAGAAAAATCATCGTAGCTCTTTCAGGTTTCTCAACTGCTGGTATCGGTAAATTAATTGGTCCTGACGGTCAAGAACAAGATACAGAATCTTTCTTATCTAACTTAGTACTTTATACAGATAATTCAACTGCGGCATCTCAATTGGGAACATCAACATTTACTCCACTTCTTTTTAGAGTAGTAACTCAGAAATATGGTCAAGCAATGTACGGTCCACAATCGCGTTCTACTCAAGCGGCTTTCGGAACGGCATCAGATGGTGGTAATGGAGGTTATTTTGATAACGTATGTAGCGTTCAAGGTTTTATCTATTTAGAAATTGACGCTCAAGTACCGGTATGTGTATCTTGTGGTCAATCAACACCTGATGGTTATTCAGGAGCAACTATCACAAGTGCAGTTTGGTCAGGAGCGTCAGCAAATACCAACATCAAAGCGGCTTGGAGACGTTATGAAGAACTTGAGTTCGAAGATAAAATCGGTGAGGTATCGTTCGACCTTGAGTCGGTAACGGTTTCTGTAACTGAAAGAAAACTAAGAGCACAATGGTCACCTGAACTTGCTCAAGACGTTGCGGCATTCCACAACATCGACGCTGAGGCTGAATTGACAGCATTGTTGTCAGAACAAGTTGCGGCTGAGATTGACCGTGAAATTTTACGTGACTTACGTAAAGGTGCGGCATGGAATCTACGTTGGGATTACAACGGATGGAAGAGACTGTCTTCAGGTACAACACCATACACACAAAAAGATTGGAATCAGACTTTGATTACCGCAATTAACCAAATTTCGGCTCAAATTCACAAATCAACTCTTCGTGGTGGTGCTAACTGGATTATCGTTTCATCTGAAATTTCTGCGATTTTCGATGACTTGGAATACTTCCACGTATCAAACGCTTCACCTGAGCAAGACCAATTTAACATGGGTATTGAAAGAGTAGGTACTCTATCAGGTCGTTACCAAGTATATCGTGATCCGTACTTCCCAGCAAACACTGTGTTGATCGGTCACAAAGGTACTTCGTTACTTGATACAGGTTACATCTACGCTCCGTACGTACCTCTACAATTAACTCCAACTATGTACAATCCATTTAACTTCACACCTATTAAAGGTATCATGACACGTTACGCTAAGAAAATGGTTAATAACCGTTTCTATGGACGTATCACGGTTGATGGAGTTCGTACATTTGACTTGAACGAATTGAGATAATCAATTTAATTTTTAAATACGAAAAGGGACAAGAAATTGTCCCTTTTTTTGTTTTTTTTAGGTATTAAGATATTTATTATAAAAGTAAATACCATGGCTATAAGACTAATGACAGGAACCACATGTGGTGTTGGTACAACAATCACATTTATCGCGGACGATACAATCGTTGCCGCAAATCCACTTAATAGAGTATATCAATTAGATACAGGTGTTTGTTTTACATTAACAGCCTCAGGCACTACAACAACTGATGGGTCAACCGCTTATATTGCCTTTGGCCCATATACCTCATGTACTCAATGTATTACACCTTTAAATTCAGGAGGAGTTACATCGACCAATTGTAAAGACTGTGGAACTGGTACTTTTACTTCAAGTACATTCAATCAGGCAATATATACAAACGGACAAAATAGATCTATTAGACAGAATAATACGGTTGCATTAGGAGGATTTAACGGTCTCAATAATTAAGATTCCTT